CTTGCCAAATTCATTGGCCGTCGTGTGTTGCGTGCAGATGTTGCCAGCGCGGCTGAGGCTGTGCGCTTTCTGGTGGCCAATTGGCCTGAAGTTGAAAAGCACATTGTTGACCAGCATTACCGGATCAGTCTTGGGGAACGCGATCTTGAGCTTGAGGAGATCCACGATCCTGCTGGCCAACAGGTGATCAAGATCGTGCCTGTTGTTGCTGGTGCTGGTGCTGTGGGAAAAATCATTCTTGGCATTGCCTTGGTGGCAGCCGCTGTATTGATTCCTGGCGCGGCTGCATGGCTTGGACCAACTGCTTTTAGCTTGATCGTTGGCGTAGGAACAAGCTTGGTTTTGGGGGGTGTCGCTCAACTCATCAGCCCTACACCCAGAACAATTTTGGGCGAAAACCAACAGGACGATCCAAAGAAAAGCTATTCCTTCAGCGGGATCCAAAATGTGAGCCGCGCTGGTGTGCCGGTTCCCATTATTTTCGGAGAAATGCTGGTCGGATCGGTAGTGATTTCAGCTTCCATCGACATTGATCAATTATGACAGAAGCTACTGACAATCTCAATAGTACTGCCTACGTCAACGTCATTGATTTGCTTGGCGAAGGTGAGATCGAAGGCTTTGCGACCCCCTCACGTCTTGGCTACACCCGTGATAGCGAGACGTATAACAACGCTCTTCTCAAGGACGTTTATTTCAACAACACACCAATCTTGCGTCACGGGGCAAGCGATACAACAGCACCTCAGGATTCCGATTACAACTATAAAATCAGCCTATTACAACCACGTTACGGGACTCAAACACAAGATTATATACCTGACTTTGCGAGCGCCGAAGATGAATTTGCCGTTGGGACCACAGTTCTAAAAGCCACACCGATCACACGCACCATTACCGCGACAGACACCAATGCGGTTCGCGTGACCATTACGATTCCAGCGTTGCAGCAAATCAAAGATAACGGCGACGTTGTTGGATCAAGCGTCAAGCTACAAATTGCTTTGCAATACAACGGTGGTGGTTTTGCAACAAGCGGCGCAGGGTTTAAAGAAGATACAATTAAAGGTCGCACCAACGACCAGTATCAGCGCGACTATATTATTCCCATCAATGGTGCATTTCCAGTTGATGTGCGAGTCACTCGCGTCACAGCAGACAGTAACAGCATTCGAGTTAGCAACGCCTTCTCTTGGACCAGCTACACCCAAATTGTCTACGGAAAGATCAAGTATTCAAACAGCGCCCTTGTCGGCCTTCGTATTGATGCCAAACAATTTAGCAGCATTCCACAGCGGGCTTATCAAATTCGCGGCTTAAAGGTAGCCATTCCTTCCAACGCAACCGTAGATCCTGAAACAGGACGACTTATTTATTCCGGCATTTGGAATGGCACTTTTGGTGCAGTGCAATGGACATCGGATCCTGCTTGGTGCCTATGGGCATTGCTCATCAATAAGCGCTGGGGATTTGGTGATTACATCGACACCGCCCAGCTGGACAAATGGGCTTTTTATTCCGCCAGCCAATACGCCAGCACTTTGGTCCCGGATGGTTTTGGTGGCACCGAGCCGCGCTTTAGCTGCAATTGCAATATCCAGACCAGCGAAGATGCTTACAAGCTAATCAATGATCTTTGCAGCACCATGCGTGTGATGCCCTACTGGAGTGTGGGGGCATTAACAATTTCGCAAGACAAACCCCAGACACCCGCCTATTTATTCACGTTGGCTAACGTTGAAGAGGGCGGATTTAGCTACAGCGGCAGCAGCCTTAAGCAACGACACACGATTGCTGCTGTTAAGTATTTTGACCTCAAAACTCGCGATGTTGGCTACGAAGTTGTCGAGTCAACTCCTGACATCATTGCGAAGTATGGGGTTGTACGAGCTGACATAGATGGCTTCGGGTGCACATCACGGGGCCAAGCCCGGCGCCTAGGGGAGTGGCTACTGTATTCAGAGCAATACTCCGAAGTGGTCACGTTTGTTGCATCCATTGATGCTGGTGTTGTTTGCAGGCCAGGCCAGGTCATTTCTATTCAGGATCCGATGCGAGCTGGCGCACGTCGCGGAGGCCGTATATCAGCTGCCACAACAACCACAGTGACCGTGGACGATAGTGCCAGTACAGATCTTTCCGTTGGTGGCGACTGCGCACTATCGGTGATCCTGTCGGATGGCACTGTGGAAACACGCGGTGTTTCAACCATCGCCGGCCAGGTCATCACAGTTCAAAGTGCATTTACATCAGCACCGTCAGCCAACAGCATTTGGATGTTATCCGACAATAATCTTGCTACAACGACCTGGCGCATCCTTGGTGTTCAAGAACAAGATCAATGCAAATATGCTATCAGTGCTATCACCTATGACGCCGGGAAATACGACTACATCGAGCAAGACAAGCCACTTCAAGCAAAGACTACTACTAACCTCAACACCATTCCGAGTTCTCCCACCAATTTAACTACGCAAGAAATTTATTACGTTATCGGTAGTCGCGTATTGACCAAGCTGTCGGTGACCTGGGCGCCGGTTAAGAGCGTTTCTACCTATAGGTTTAGGTACCGGGAGCAAAATAGTAATTGGATTGTCGCTGAAGCTCAAGGCCCTTCTTACGACATTCTGGATGTAACAAACGGCAATTATGATATTGAAGTTTACGCAATCAGTTCCACAGGTTTGCTCAGCAGCCTGCCAACCACTCTGACACTTGCGGTTCAGGGTACAGGCGCAGCACCTGCCGATGTAACTGGCGTCAATTTAACTCCAGTAAATGACACAACAGCGATTGTCAGCTGGAATCTGGCAATAGATCTTGATGTTGTGGTAGGCGGCAAGGTTCTGATCCATCACGATCCGACATCAGGTGTTGGCGCTGACTGGAACAACAGCAACCCTATTGTTCAATCCGCAGCCGGCAACCAAACGCAAAAGCAAGTGCCGTTGCTAAGCGGAACATACTTTCTGAAATTCCAAGATCAAAACGGCACCAAATCTGTCAACGCAACTGGCGTAATAGCCGCATTGCCGTCACCGCAGCCGCGCCTCAATGTTAAAACATGGATCGAACAGAGTTTGACGCCTAAGTTCAATGGCGTCGGAACAAATATGTCATACGCGCCAAACTACGGAGGTTTGGCGCTTGATTATTTCTATGTGATTGATGGCGGCGCCTCAGGAACCAATTTCAGCTTGCTAGATACGCTGGATGGCGGCAGTGCAACCACGAATTATGCAACTCTAGACACGTTGGATGGCGCAAACGCTCAAGCTAACAATTACACCAACAATGTAAGTCAAACAGGCAGCTATCAATTCCAGGACACATTGGATCTTGGCGCTGTTTACGACTTGAACCTGCGGCGCAATATCGTAAGCATTCCGTATGGTTTCGGCACCTTGTGGGACGACATTACGACCACGGTCGATGAAATATCTGACATTGATGGCGTATTGCTTGATGTGACGGCTTGCAACTTGTACGTCCGTACAACCAACGACGATCCCACCGCCACACCGACGTGGGGAACTTGGAACGAGATTTCCAACGGCATTGTGCGGGGTCGGGGGTTTCAGCTAAGGCTCAACGCGGAAAGCGACAGCCCCTTTGTTCTAGTGTCAGTGACCCAACTTGGGGCTACAGCTGAACTTCAGCAGCGCGTTGAGCAATCAGATACGCTCACCAGTGGCGCGGCAGCCTACAACGCCACCTTCACCAGCAACTTTTACCAAGCGCCTGCTATCTCAATCACACCGCTTAATATGGCAACGGGTGACTACTTCACGTTGGGCACTCCAACTCGAACTGGCTTTACCGTGACTTTCTTCAATAGTTCCAACACGGCTGTAAGTCGTAACTTCACCTACACTGCAACCGGCTACGGGAGGCAAATCGTCTAATGAGTCAAGCCGACGGAAACGTAGCTAATGCCACTGGTGCGGTCTTCAGGGCAGACCTGAACACACAACTTGCTGCTTTGTGGACACAGCACAGTGGCAATGCAGCCCCTTCACCCACCTACGCCTTTCAGCCTTGGGTGGACACCAGCACATCACCTGCCACGTGGCGGATACGTAATAGCGCAAACAACGGTTGGATTGCCATTGGCACACTGGATGCCACTTTTGCTGTAAGCACATCCATCAATGCTTTGGTGCCTGCTCAAACAGGTAACAGCGGCAGCTTCCTAACCACAGATGGAACTTCTGTTTCGTGGGGGGTTGTGGGAACCAATCCCAAATTCGCAATTTTTGGAACCAGTTCCACTTGGACATGCCCAACAGGCGTGACGCAAGCACTCGTTAGCGTTGTTGGTGGCGGTGGTGGGGGTGGCGGCACCAATTTTACCGAAAATGGAGGATCTGGAGGCCTAGGTGGTGTAGGTATTGGCGTGGTTTCAGTGACGCCAAGCACGATTTACACGATCACCGTTGGGGCGGGTGGAGCTGGAAACAATGGCGCAGGCGGCGGATCTGCTGGCGGGACTAGCAGTTTTGGTCCACAAGGTGGAGCGGTGCTGATTACAGCAACCGGCGGGTCAGGCGGCGGATACAATAATGCCGTGCCAGGTGCAAACGGCACTTGTTCTTCAGCTAGCGCCAATGTGCGTTCAAATACCAATATCTATGTGACTTCTATTCCTTATATTTCGGGCCCAGCAAATTACCGCCCAAACGCAACAAGTAGTACCGCAGCAGTCACTTGGACTACTTCTTCTAGTGCATCGCCTGGAAGCACTGGCGCGGGGGAAATAACTGATGGCACAAGCCAATATAGTAATGCAACAGGCGGCTATGGTGGCGCCGTTGTTATTCAATACTGGGGGCAATAATCATGGAAACTCTTTACGCACTGGTTGATTCGTCCGACACCATAATTAACATGATCAACTGGGACGGTCAGCCGCCATGGCGACCAGATAACGGCATCCAGGCCATTAGCGTGCCCGACGATCAGTTTGTTGATATTGGCTGGTCTTACGTTGACGGCAACTTCACCCCGCCGCCTGAGGGCTAACGATGGCAACCACAACCGTTGAAAAGAT